GCTACGTACACCACGTCCATAGTATCATCTAAATGTGTATGTGGAAATTGGTTGAGATTATGTCTCTCCAAAGCTGAATTAACCTCGTCGATTTGCTCAGCGAAGACAGAGATTATTTGTTTATATACTGAATATTTATATTGTCTTCCATACATATATGGAGACAGCCAGTTACCCATTTTTATGGTAGAAGGGCTATATATATAATTTTTGACGGTATTTCTATATTGTGCTATAGACATTATACAAAACTCACGGCGTCTATATCCGTAGAAATGATCAACTTGTTAAATTGGCTCACTGAATAATCTCTTTGTATCTCATTAATGATTGTCGCGCCACTTCTAGTGGTCTTTATTACATATATTCTATTAAAGAATTTGTTTGGCGTACCAATACTCTTTATCCTGCTATCCGTCAGCAATATAGCATTTGCGAGCTCATTAATAGAAAAGCCTTGGCCGACATCTAGATTATTTACAGTATTGACAACGGTTTGCTTTACTGCATTTTCTATATTTAACTCTTCTTGAGCGCTGAGCACTTCTTTGTAATTTAAGCCTATAACGAACTTCATAGTGCTATATACTGGCTTCATAGCTAGTAAATCTATGCCCTCTCCCTTGACGCTGTCAATTGCTACTTGAACTTCAGCTACTAAATTATCTGATACCGTAGGAGTAGTAGATTTTATCAACACGGCAGACGTGCCTATACCGAAATATTTGTCTAGTATTTCCACGTCAGCTACGCCTGGGACGGCCAAAGCCGCCATAGTTACAGCAGTTTTATTAGCCGATAAGTCTTGCAACCGACTATTCATTATCCTATATCTATAGTTTTCGTCACTCTCGGTATCTATACCATTATCCACAGCCTGTACATTTGTAACCAAAAGAGACGAGTTAATGCTATCTGCATAGGAAGTAAAATTATGTTGATTTATAGCGCCGGTAGCCACGTTATACTCTACGCCATTACGCAACGCCTTGGCCGAGGCAAAAGCTTCTGTCACAGTTTTGTTGACGAGTAGATCTTGGGTAAGTATAAACTCTAAATTATTGCCGTCTCTTTGAGCCCACACTTTTGTGCCTTTCGGAATAGTAAAATTGGAATTACTATTTATAGATGAAAATGTTGCCCCGCTCTTAGTATAGAACTTTATATTCTCATGCTCGCTATCTACACCAGCGGCAGATGATTTAATGCGATAAACTTTGAACATCTCACCAAGAAAATCTAGATATTTACCTCTTGCACCATATATCATAGCAATAGCAGTATTGGCATCAAACGTAGCATATGCATCGTTTAATTCAGTTCTTATTATCTCTACTAAAGTACGAAATTTGGCGCCAGGACTATCTGCCGTAAGTACGGTATTGGCCCTCATAAATGCTATCGCATCATTAACTATTTGTTCACTATCTTTAGAAAAAAGAGCCATAACAAACTACCTCATTTTATAAATACAAATATAATATTTGCTAGTTCTTTTGTCAACTTCAAAACCACATAGATCGATTTTATCAAAAAAGAAAAGGCTCCATTACAGAGCCAGTTCTAGCGTAAAATATAGTGTTCGGCTATTCGTTTTATGCTTTTTTATATCCGCAAGACGACAAGATGATGTTTTCTAGATAGGGCAGGTCGCCGCCAGTCCAGTTTGTGTATTCTTCGCCCTCAATTTTTACTAAATCACTAGATAACTCATTGCCAGAATGAATAACTTCTCTGGAAACTCTTTCAGTAACATGCTCTAAAACAGTAGAGCCGTCTTCTTTCGTCGTCTCCACCAATTTTTCTACATCCTCGAATATCAATTGCTTAAATCCAGTGCAGCCGGCCACTCTGAATGTTAAGCCGATCTCTGGCTCGAAATTAACTGGATATATTTGCACCACGCTAACTCTAGGCTTATTCTCATCTACATAAATTTGTTTCGGTTCAACTTCAATTGTCCACATAATGCATCCTTGTAATTTATTATTGACGTTTAATTTCTGCTTTCTCAGCTTCTCTTTCAAATGGCATAGTATCATGCGTATATATACCTAGAAAGCCGCCGAGGTAGTTGGCTCCGGCCCATCCCCAATAGAGGATAAAACCAAGAATCTTACCATATCTTCTATCCCACTCCAATCTATATTTATGATGAATATATTCATGTTGTATAGTAGATCTTACAGATATAGGATCTTCATTATTTCTAACAAACATACCCTTCTTGCCAGCGTATGTGCCGAGGATATTACCCTTCGGCCAGCCGACAGCTAGATATATGTCAAGATCTTTATCTGGATCACAAATGATGAAATCAGAATATTTATAAATATGTTTATCGTATTCGCTAACTTTGTCCCAATTTCTTTTATTCCACCAAAAGATCATTGCTTTTCTCCTCTATGTTAATTACATCGTTGATAAAAGAGGCCTCGACTTTACTCAATAACCCTTCGCCAGTAGCCATCTGTTCAATCACGCCAGATAGACCGTCTATCTCTTTTTCCACGGTAGTAATATCTCCATATATATGCAGACGTATAATGCCAGGAAATTCCTCCTTTAATTCATCAAATAATACTTGCACTTTTTCAGTAAACGGTTGGAAGTTTTCATTTACTCCAAATTGTTTTGCTACATTATCTAATACTATCATTGTTATTTACTCCTTTATAAAGTATGAAAATGAATTAGCACTAATTGGTATGTTCCAGCACCAGCAGCAGCTACTGTTTCTTTTACATGCCCTATTTCACGGAAATGAGCATCAGTCGCAGGAGAACCACCAATAGTAGCAAGATCAATATCTTCACAATAACCATCAGTCAAACTACTTAAAGCAACAAAGCCTCTTGTAGAACCTGTGTTTTCTTTGAACAATACTTTACAAACTGCACCGGTATCCCAAGCCCCAAATATACCCATCAGTAGACCCAGCTTCATACGCTATACAAACAACATCGTATCCAGACGTTTGTTTTATATATTTATTATTAGCGGCAGCACTTACAGCTAAAGGACTTCCTTTTACTACTGCTTCTCCTACTTGCACTTTTATCTGCATCCCATGTTCACCCGTAACTGGGTCATAGTGCATTCTGACTTTATCACCAACAGTGAAACTATTCTGAGTAATTATTTCCATTTTATTTAATTCCTTTTATAATATCGGGTTGCAATTAGTACCACCTTTGTAGTTCATATTTTCAAATCTAAATTTCAAAGTTATAGAACCAGCAGAACTAGCACCAGATTTTTTAATATATAATTGTACTTCATTATTAGGCGAATACATTTTATCAACATTAGCATATTGAGGAGTAGTAGTATTAGTTCCAGTTAAAGTAGCTAACCACGTATCATTACCACTTATACCTAAGCTTATTGTATTATCAGTATCGAAAGCAACTGTTGGGTCAGTTATTAGCTCTTTTATTTTTACATTAGCTGGAAGTTTGAATAATGTTGTAGTAGCAGCAGTTGAACTAATTGCGCTATGTAAAAATGTAAGCTCTGCTGTAAAGAATTGTTTATTATTCTGCCAGAAGTTATCATAAGTACCATTTAATGTACCATGTAACTTGTTAGTTGAGTAGTCTTTAATTTGATAACCGGAACCTTCGTTGAAACGGTAGTCTGCTACTGCGCCAACCTGTACTAAAGAAACATCATCTATATCAAATGTAGATATAACACCACAAGCAAAATAAATATAATTATTTCCTGAGGAAACCATTGTTATAGAATATGTTCCATTTGCAGATAGGGCTACTGCCTGTGTACTACCAAAAAATATAGTTAATGAACCTTTAACGAAATTACTAATTGTAAATGTTAGTTTATACTGTTTTCCTGTAGACATTAATGTCGCTCTTAAGAGACCGTTTACTCCAACAGGAACATCAACGAAATGTGCAACATTATCTGCGATAGTTACACCAGTTCCTTTTGTCCAAAATCCAGTATCACTGCTAAAATCTCTATTGGCGCTATTTGTTATCAATTCTGTTTGGCTTCCCCATCTATCAGCATATGGAATTTGATAGAGGTCTGGACGACCTTGATTATAATAAGCTAAGACTTCACTTGCTGAGAGTGCTCGATTATGAAGACGGGTTAGATAGATATTACTAAGCGTAAAGACTGGAGAACCGCCAAATAAATACCCTCCTATGTAAGACGACGCAGATACCGAAATCGTATCTACTACAGTAGTATTTGAAATAAACACGCCATTCAAATATAAAGCTATATTTGTCGTTGTTTTAATAACAAATAAATGGTATAAAGAATTCAAAGTTATAGTTGGCACACTTATATCATAAATCGAGGTATTCACGCCATCAGCCGACAAAATAACTCTGACATTTGTAGAATTAACAATTCTTATTATTATTTGTCTGTTAGAACCGGTTGTTGAATACCTATTATATAATTCGCAATTAGTAAAACTCTTTGTGCTAAAAAATATTTCAACTGAAAAATTATTTACTAAATTCAAATTAACATTATCAGGTACAGATACATAGTTAGTCAATCCATCAAACTTTCCATAGATTGCTCTATTTATATCAAATTCTTTTAGCGCATTTCTTCCTATTGAATAACTCATAATATTCGTTCCCTATTATTTAAAAAATTCTGGATTATAATGTGTTCTTGGAACAATAGTAGAAGCGTGCCATAGGAGCAAAGCTAGTATGACGGCGAGCACAATGGTCTTAATCAACAATAATTTATCTTCTTTATTCATAGCTAAACTTCCTTTAGATATTCAAATTTAATTCTCAATTTAATTCTACCATAAGTAGTAGCAGCAGACTTCTTAATATAAAGTTGTTTCTCTGTTAAGGAAGAATAAGCTTTATCAACAGTAACACCTTTACTATCATTAACATTGGTTCCAGTTATTGTAGCCAACCAAGCATCACTTCCACTATAACCTAAGCTTAAAGTTACATCAGAAGAAAACTTTTCTATATCAGCACTTATTTCTACTACCTTAACATTAGCTGGAAGTTTAAGCAGAGCAGTGGTAGCAGCAGAAGCACTTATTTGAGAAGCTTTGAAAGTATATTCTTGCTCAAAGTATAAAGGTTTATTATTCCAGAACTCAGTTATAGTTCCATTTAATACACCATGTTTTTTATAAGTAGACTTATCTTTAACTTGATAAGCGTGACCATCATTAATTGCGCTATCAAAAATAATCGTAGCACCACCACCAGTTACTTGAGGATATTTCCCTGACTGTATATAGTAGTTATAAGCAGTAGCAGCATTAAAATTAGATGATGCGATATCTGAGAAACGGATTAGTTGAACGTCTGAGATGTTGCCGTTATTATAACTTGAAATAGCGTCCTTACCTAACAGCAAGGGAAGTGTATTATTCATATTCCCGTACATATTAAAAGAGTTAGATGTCCCTAATAAACCATCATATCCTACTTTTATTCCATTTATTTTATCTAATAAGGCATATATAGTATGATTACGTTTATCTGAAACAGTAGGTGTACTATAACTAATAGATGTTGAACTATTAGCATCATATATTTCTACTGCTATTAAAGTATTGTTATAACCAAATTGGACATATGGAACCCCACCACTTCTTCTAGAATAGATATACTGTCCGCCAGTTGTATAGGCACTTCCAACTCTGACTTGCCCTGTAATTACCATATCATAAGCTTGTGTTACACTTACTTGGTCTAAATATATTCCGTCTGCTTGATTAGCCCAGACTTTTAACGCTTGTGCAACTTCGTTTGATGTTGCGAGGAAGTTCCAAACAAGTTTAGTGAATGTACCCGGAACGCAAGAAATTGAGCTAATAGATTTAGACTGAGAACCTATTTGAAGAGTAGTTGTTGGGAGAGTTACTTCTTTGACTGTTAAAGTAGTAATGTCTACTGTTGCTGCTTGGGATGTTTTGAGAAGGATATAAGTATTCAGAGCTACTAAATTAAATGTTTCATTAAAAGTTCCTGTTACAGTTTTATAACCGCCAGATGTAACATTGCCATCATAAATAGTTAAATTACCGGCAGAAACAGTTCCAGAAATAGAAACTTGATAAGTTAAACCAGTTGTAAAATAAGCCTTGAATATCCAACTGTTTGTGCCTGATGATGTTACAAAAGTATTATTGTCACTTACTGTTGCACCACTCCCGACCAACCATCCACTCGTAAAATTCCATCCACTTGCTAAATCCGAACCTAACACTCCAGTTCCTCTTGCCCAAGCTTCAATAGTATATTTTTTAGCTGATTCTAATGGGTTAAGAGAAGTTGAAGGAAGTTGAATATAATTACTTGTTCCATCGCCTACACCAGTAGAAATTATTTTCGCACTGTATGTCCCAGCTTTTTTATCTACATCTGATATTTCAACTGAATGATTACCATAGTTTTCTCTTTGCCAAAAATTAGTAGTCGTTCCATTAACAGTGCCATGTAAACCATTAAGAGAATAATCATGTACTGTAGTTCCACTTACTTGATTGAATTTATATTCTGCTACGACACCGACTTGGACTACTGATACATTGTCTATACTTAAAACTGTTGGGTTTGAGGAACCACTTAACTTATTAAAACCTAATTGTGTATTCGTAGCAACAAATGTAACTGAAAACGTTCCATTTGAAGAACCTAAATTCACATTTGGGACTTGTAATCCGAGAATGCCAGAAACATAATTACTTATAGTATATGTGAGTTTATACGTTTTACCAATTGTTAAAAATCCTACCTTACAAAGACTAGTACCAGTGCCGAGATCTAATGTTCCATTTACATTAGCTGTACCGCCAGATATAGTCCAACCAGTTCCTTTGACCCAAAATCCAGTATCACTACTAAAATCTCTATCAGCAGCAACTGTTATCAATTCTGTCTGGCTAGCACCAAAGTCTGCTACTGGAGTTCTATATAATTCTGGTCTGCCCCCGTTGTAATATGTGAGAACTTCTGCTGCGCTTAATGCTCGGTTGAAGAGACGGGATTGGTATATTTTACCATTTAACGTATAAACTGAACTTATAGATAGGCTTAGTGCAGTTGGAGAAGAACAAATCTGAGCTGATGCACCAGAAATATTCGTAGTATTAGCGAGTACTCCGTTTTTATAAATAAGTAAATTACCAGAACGATTGAAAACATAATCAAAATGATAATTTGTATTTAACGAAACTGTTCCAATATTAAGATTATTAAATTCTGTTAAACCTACATACACTCTAGCAGTTCCATCCGAATTCATTAATATGAAATAACCACCACTACCATCAATTTTTCTAAACAAATATGGTGCATTTGCTAAAGATGCAAAATTAATAGTAAAAGAAATCGTAAAATCATTAATCCCAAAATCTAAGTTATCATTATCCGCTACTGAAACATAATTATCTGTTCCATTAAAACTTCCCGATCTTCTATGCGCCAAATAACTGTCGTTAAAGGTAGTTTGGATTTCATAGAGTTCCATTTTGAAGATTTCTGTGACACCAGCAGTAGAATTTTGTAAATACAACGTCTGATTACCTTGTGGAGTAAAAACGAAACTATTATCAAAAGCTCCTGTACCGATAAGCCCAGAATAACTAGTGCCGTTACCTGAATTTACAATAGCAAAGGATGAAGTCGTATAACCAGCAATTCTCATTTTATACGTCTTACCTATTGTAAATATAGCTGTTTTATAAATACCATAACCATTTGCCGATGTAGTGAATTTAGTAGAACTATTTATTGTTGTCAGTGATTCAGTAGCCCACCCACTTGTAAAATCTTGAGCTGGAAGAACATTAGTTTCTGATAGGACTTCTTTGACGGAGACGTTGTCGATACCAGCTATTAGATTAAACTCAGTACCACTGCCAGCGGAAAGCCTTCTAAATATAAGGCGAGTCGTTACGGCATTAGCCACAAAAGTAAATATGTTTTGCGTCCCAGCGGTGCGATAGCTTCTATAAAAAGCAGCGTTAGCATTATCCGCAACAAGTAAATACTGCGAGCTTCCAAATGTTAGTGCTGTTATATCAAAAGAAACTTTATAGACTTTTCCTACTACTGTCGTAATATCTTGATAAGCAAAAACATCTGCAATGGTTCCGTCAGAATTATTTAATGTTAGTATTCCACCTGATATTGTAGAACCTGACGCAGTTTTTGCCCAATCAGTATCGCTTGCAAAACTTCCATTTGTTACAAGTTCACTACCAAAATGGGTTCCTACTTCTTTAACGGAAACATTATCTAATGTAATACTTCCAGTTCCAGAAGCTCTTAATGCAAATCCACCTATTTTAGAACCGCCAGTTGGATTATATATAAATGTAAATGTATTTGTACCACTTACTAAAACATTATCAGACACCCCATCGAAAATATAAGCATCCCTATCTCTAATAGAAAAAGAATTCCCAGACAAAGCACTGCCTGTAACAGTTAGTCTGTACGTTTTACCTACTACTAAAGGAGCATAAGTAGCTGCTAACCCACAATACTGACCACTTGCTGTTGAAGATATAGTCAAATCACCAGAACTATCAAAAGCACTTAACGTTACATTAGCCCAATTATTCGCGCCACTAAAATCCCTGTCAGCCGTAACCGTTATTAATTCTTGTCCTAACACTTCTTCAAAATCTCTATTCTGACTATCAGTAATATGTTCATAACCATTTAAATCGAATTGTCCTACTGCCGAGTTTAATACAATCTCACTTATGCAGTCCCCCGCATCAAGATCAAGTACAAAATATTTTGATGTAGTATAGGTTAAGTCGGTGACTGGATTCTGACCACCTCCTCCACTTGTACTTACGAGAACGTAATTACCACCTACATTAGCTTTTATATAAACTGAAAATACACCAGCTTCATTGCGAACTACTTTTAATCTGTACCAAGTAGCGTTGGCGATATAAGAAGCAGCAGAATTTAATTTACTTTCGTTGTTTACTCCACCTACTGCCCTGCTTAAATTTATATCTTCGGTATCAAAAATGTTAAGAGAATACCCTGCCCAACCACTTGTTGCAGATGCTATTGGTATTGTCCTTAACGAATTACCAGTAAGAGCTTTATACACATCCATTTCTATTGTACCAAATGCCCAAGTAGAAGGAATACTAATTACTCCAGCGGTATCACATCTTAAATATTTCGCGGCAGAACCAAAAGGAGAAGGGGAAGCTGATTGAACAGTATAAGCTCCCGAAGTTATTTCCCAGTCAATAGGAGCCTGCCCAACAGTGTCGCTTGAAAAATTATATGTCGTGGTTGTCGGGTCGGGTGAAATTGCAATATAATTATCCACTCCGTTAAATACGCCACAAGCCTTCATTGCCTGATCTCTTTCGCTCAGCGCAATCGTTCCTGATTTTGAGAGGTAGCTCATTTTTAATTCCTTAACAAAATTTTATTATTCTTTTATGCGCATATTATTCTTATACAATTATCCAACCACTTGAAGTAGCTATTAAACTGTAACTATCAAAAGTGTCATACATCGTCAACGTCAACGCATCTTCTATCAATTCACTTGCGTTACCATCTAAAATAACTTGATTAGAACTCGTATCTGTTTTCTTAATTATTACTAATTTTCCCAAATTTGTTGCGACAGGAGGTAAAGTAAGCGTAATAGAATTACTTAAAGCATTAGCTCTTATAACACTATCTGTTGCCAAGATAGTATATGTCGCCGCGCTAATTTCTTGTATACCAGTTAGATTAAGAGATGTTGTCTTTACAGTTTTATCAAAAGTATAACTTGAGAAGTTAGAGAATTCAAAAGCTCTTGTAACACCGGTTCCTAAAAAAGAATCATTTATCTTAAATATGCTTGATGACCATAAGAATTGTGTCCTTTCGTAATTTGAAGCATCAGTATATGTATTATATATATTAAAGGTTTGAGCAGAAGTAGAATTACGCAGCGCCAATGTGTTTGCTGCTTCTCTTCTTAGTACTACATCACCAGTACCACTACCATTATCCCAACCAAAAGTACCAGTAGAAGATATTGTGCAAGTAAGAGAAGGATTAGTAAGACCGATGCCGACGTTGCCGGTGGTATATAAATTATCCGTATAAGTACTTGACCAATAATATGTATTCGTTCCTAAACTATAAGAACTATCTACTGATGGACGAATCGATCCTCCAGATATTAACGCTGCCCCCGTGGTAATAGTATTTCCATCATTATTTATATAAAGAGGTTTAGAACTATAACTTTGCAAATAAACATTTGAAGAATTCTCTGTAACGGTAAAGTTACCACCAAGAGTAGAAAGAGAACCATTTACATTTAACTTATATGATCCCGGTGCCGTCGTCCCGATGCCGACACCAGTAGTAGTAACAGTAACTGCGTTTGTACCATTAACTGCTATACCTAAAGAGTCTGCGCCAACAGAATATAAACCAGTATTAGTATCACCACTAAAACTAATAGAAGGACTTGCAGCACTACCAGCAGCAGCAAGGATAGAACCAGCAAAAGTAGTTGTTCCGGTAGCATCAAGAGTTAATTTTGTCGTTCCTGTATGAGATTTGAATGTATGTGTATATCCCCAATATTCAATATGTCCGCTATTTAATTCTTTAATCTTACTAACATTTGCCCCGTCTGACATTATGCTCAAAGAGCTATTATAGCCGGAATTATTTATCGTTACACTTCCCGCAAAAGTGGCGTTGCCGGAGGTTATTGAAACAGAATTTGTTGATCCATTCTTCAAAAATAATGTCCCGATTGCGGACGCTCCTAATATAGTGTTGCCGTTCGTCAATACACCGCCGTTAGTAACAGAGAATGAACCGCCGTTAGTTGATGATATAATAACATCACCACCGCTTAGTTGTATTGATTGAGCGTTTGCGATTGATATACTATTATTAAACAATGCTGTCCCCGTTACCGCTAACGCGTTAGTGCCTATTGTTGCACCACCAATACTTACTCCGCCGTTTTGCCCAAAAGTATAAGAAGATGCTTCAAAAACTAACGCCTGATAACTACTTTGAGCACCATTTAATGAACGAACATAATTTGTATTAGAGCTTACTCCGGTCTTAAAACCAAGAACTCCATTTGTTGATTTTACAACAAAAGGTTGTTGAGCATCATCGCCTGTTACTGTTAACGTTACATTAGCGCCAGTAGCAACCATTGTGTTAACTCCACTAAAAGCCGAAGCACCCGTAATTGCAAGAACATTACTTCCAATCGTTGCACCACCGATGGATAAAGAGGTGGCAGTAGCAACGCCAAGAGCGGGAGCAACAAATGTTTTGTTACTTAATGTTTGCGCTTTTGTTTTGAATGTAAACTCATCAACTACGCCAGCAAAATCTGGAATTGTTAAAGTCGTAGCACCAGAAGTTTGAGCAGTTAAAGAAATATTTACTAATTGACCATTAGTCATTAATAAAGGAATAGCAGCAGATGTAGCCAATGAAGTAGCAGAAGCTACTCCTAAGATAGGTGTAACTAAAGTAGGAGAGGTAGAGAAAACTAGATTGGTAGACGTAGTTCCAGTCGTGCCCGCCGCGCTGGTGAGGTAGTTAAGTTTAGTGGCTGTAGTGGTTAAAGCTACTGCTTCGTTTATATATGGACTGGTTAATGTTTTGTTCGTCAGAGTTTGCGTGCCGTCGATCGTCACTACAGAGTTAGCTGTATTAGTTGGGGTGGTAATTTTTAATGTTCCAGTTCCAAGAGTAAGAGTTGCAGAGGTATGAGTTAGAATTACGTTGCTGTTTGCGTAGTTAATCGTTGCGCCAGAGGCTAGGCATAAATCCGACCAGTTATGCGTTCCATCTCCCAAGGCGGCGCCGTCGTCTGTTGCGGGATAAATCTTAGAATCAAAACTATATCCACCACCGAAGCCAGCCAAGACTAAAGAGTCTGCTGTATTAATAGATATAGTACCTTGATCATTATCACTAGCCACGAAAGTAATAGAACCGTTTATTCCGCCGGATTTGCCGACGACCAAACCTGTCTCTGCGGTTATAGCACTTGAGGTAGACACTATCTCCAGCGCATATACTTTTCTCCATGGCATAGACGAAGAGCCTAAATCCTGTGCGGCTGTGACCGGAGTAAAGTGTCCAGATGTAGCAACTTGTATTAAATCTGTGTCGGCAAGAGATATATGTAAAGAGCCATCTGAGCCAGCAAATATACCAGACGATACAAAATTTGAAAATGAGTATGCTGGATAGGTTTTGTCGCCATTGTGCATCGCTAGTTGACGATTAGATACTGGAATTATTCTATTGCCGAGCAGCGCCCAATATTGATATGGGCCAAGTTCTACCCATGTAGTGCCATCCCATATTATCTCGTCTCCAGATAAAAACGATAGACCAGTATTCGTCTTGCTTACATCGTTATCTGTTACGGCGGCCGTAGCTATATAAATAGCGCCAGCAAAGACATCTGCTACTGTTGGAAAGTCGCTTGCAGAAGATATTGTCCCCATAAGAGACATTGGATTACTTATAGAATCTATTTTGGTTAATAGATCGTCTATCTGAGAACCAGTGTATTTTAATTTAAAAGACATAGTCGCTATTCCTCTTCTGCTTGTAAAATTTCGTTATTGGAATCATATAAAACTTCGTTATTATAATCACGCAAATACACATAGCGTATTAATTTGCGTATATTAAATATTAAACTTTGCACACCCATTATACCACCATGCTTTTTATCATATTAGTGGATGTATCGTATACCATCGTCATAGTTAATCTTTCTCCAACAGTGTGAACAACTATTCTTATAGCTATAGAATTTTTTGTTAATGGATAAGCGTCTGTAGTTATTTCATTAGCATAGAAAGGAGAGTGGTCTACAAGCGTCTCTTTTACAGCGCGCGCGATCTGATAGCCTAGTTTTTCTGTATTATTCTTTCCTTCGTATGTATCTGCATTAAATCCCATATATGGGAAAAGAAGTGATTCGCCAACTTTAGTATTTAGTATTGTTCTAAATAATTGTTCTGTGGCGAGAGGATAATCGCTGCCGGTGTCTGATAGGTCGCCAGCGACAATTACTAGATCGCCATTAACCGTTTCTTTTAAATCCACTATTCTTCTTACTGGTGTATTCATAATACCACACTACTTATCATTTCATTATATGATTCTAACATAGTTTTTACACTAGACACAGCTTGTGTAAGTGGAAAATCAAAAACCAACATTGGTATAGGTGTGACTATAGTACTTGGCATCGTAGATGTGAGTAATCCGTTCAACCTATAGACTCCGCTTATTCTTATGTTTTCTGGATGCGATGTAAATGTAGTTGAGCCGAGGATGAAATTCCCATGTTTTTCGCTTGATACTATTCTATTAACAGACGATCCTATTAGACTAGAATAATTATAAGATGCTTTTACCATAGATGGGGAATTTTGTCCCATCTTCATAGATTTATATTTAATCTCATTTTGATTTATAGATGGTAAATTAAGCACACCCTTTTGCTGTTCGCCGCTCCTCTCTCCCTCACCTATTACATTGCCGTCTACAACTATCTTCACATAGACATTGCCATTTTCTTTTACATCTACATTTATTATCTTGCCATATATAGTTTCTATCATTAAAAATTTCCTGAGAATATAAAACTTGCGCCGAATTCCTTGGCTTCGTATCCTTTTTTGGCTGTTTCTACCGAACTGCCTACTGGAGTTACAGTACCTACCCAAGGTTGAAATCTAGTGTCATAATCTAACTTGACAGGATCTCCTATCTTAGGAATACCATTTGCTACATACTCAGATGGTGATAATTCAGTATATAGCCAAAAACCATTATTTTTTGACATAAATGATATAGTCCTTAATTTTCAATTATAAAAGTAATAAATAAACTATTTACAATCAAGTATTTATTATATAAAATCAATGCCAATAACTATAGTCCTCTTTCTCCATTCCACATTCTATATGCTTCTTTCATACCTATTTCAGTGTATTCGTAAAAATTACTTAATCCATCTCCGAATAATTTCCATTCGTGGTCTACCCATTCCATCATTGTGCCTATTTTATAATGATTCATCCCGACAAGATATGGTATTCCATTCCTAATTAATGGAGAAAGAAATACTGGTTCTCTATATTTAGCGGCAAAGACCAGTTTGGTTGCTAGCGAAGCTAATCCAAGCGATGCAGCCAGCGTAATAGGAACAGATGCTATACTCATAGTACCTAAAACACCCGTCATAGCAATTGTTTTACCTATACCATAAACACTACCAGCAGCTAATGCCGCTGGGGCATATCCGCCAGTTATTCTTTCTGTATCATCTATATTATTTTTTGAAGATATATAATAACGAACAGTATCTAACATTGTCATAGAAACCATATTTGTAACATCCGACACCATTCCAGGAACAACACTTGACACGGCTCCTTCGCCAGGAGCTATAGATAGTATATGCTCTCTGACAACTACAGGTCCAAAAGTATTTGAATGTGTATCGTCCAATATAATATAATCATATGGTTTCAGCGTAGGTTCGGCGAGCAACTGTATATTTCCTTTATATAGTTTTTTACTTTGTCTCCACAGTTCATGTGTTCCATATCTATATGCGCCAGTAGCCTCTCCTTCTTTGCCTACGCAATTAGGAAAATTCAATTGAGTACTTCTTATATCTTCATCTGCTAAAAAGTCATTCATCTGCATAGTAATAAAGTTACCGCCCCAATCTTGCAGTTTCCATCCTTCCTTATCTCCAACTCCATCTGGTCTGGCATATGGAACTTGAACGCGAGTATATACATCTCTGTAGTCGGCTTTAATATTATTGGCTATTATATTGACACTTGATCTAGCATTGATATATTGACGTACAGGTTTAAGAGTTTTTAACCTATATTTATTTCCTTCTTTTAATATCTTCGCATCGTTTCTTATTTGTTTAGTAAACACATCTCTATATTCATATTCTGTGTATCCATATCCCATAGCAGCGACCGCGGCGTCATATTCTGCTTTGTGTTCTTTCATCCACGAATGATATTCTAATTTTTCACCTAATTTCATAGCGCGAGCAAAATAGTTTCCATCCGCCGGCCCATAATAAAGAGTATTTCTATCTTCATAAGGAAGCACCTTTAATATATATCCAGGATAGCGATATGTCATCTCATCTGCCACTTCCCAAGGAGTCATATTATATACGTAATAATTAGTGAACACGCTTTGTATTATGCGGATTAACTCTGCTAAGATAGGAACTTTTATAGTAAAAGTTGGGTCTATGCCTATGCCAATAGTAGAAAGTAGATGATCTAGAAAATTATCTCTCATATCTCCAAACATAGCATCTAGGCCAGCAATATTACTTTCATCTGGCGCAACAAAATTAAGATCGGCTTGATTCTTAACAAATCTCCACGTTTTTTGTTGCGTGCCATCTGGGCGCAGTCTTGAATAATAGTTATTGCCAGTTATAACTTGAGTATCTATATTTAAACCACTTGTGCCTTCAGAAAACTGAAGATTATCCAACGATCTAAGTTTCCATCTGCCAAAATGTTTTATTTCTGGATGAGAAATAGCCCATGTTAATATTTCTTTAGTCTCAGCATTAAAAGTAGCTATTTCTTTTGGACTGTCACTATGTTTCTTTTCATATACTAATTCGGCTCCAAAAGATTGACATATTATCTCAAATTCATTTCTGTCTCCAGCTATAGATACCACTTGACCATTAAACTTAATAGGAAGTTCGTTTATATTATTTCTATATCCAAAGCGAAACTGTAGGCGAGATCCTTCTTTTAGCATAATGCCTTCAAATGGATTCTCTCTCTCCGTATCTCTGTTTTCAAGACGTTTATTCTCTGTAAATGGTTTATCTTTAAATCTGGTAGAAGTGAATCTACCTGTGATATCTAAAAATCGAAGAGTAAGTACGTCAACTGGTTGGTCGTCGTGCTCTGCAAGACGTATTTCTTGTATGCAGTTTAATCCATAGTATTCATTTATATCTGATCGTACTGGAGCTAATACTTCTATATCATCTTCTTCTATAATATATACTTTAAATACTGGAAAACATCTAGACATATCCATAGTGGTATCTCTAAATGAATTCAAAAAACCATGAACACGGAAAAGAGCTTCTAGATAACTTGGCTGTTGATAATGAAAATTAAATGTTTTCGTTACATTATTCATTAATCCTTCTTCTATGTTCGCATCTCTGTCGGCATTAACCAAACCATCTTTTACACCATATATATCATTAAGTTTATCAGTCTTTTTTTCGCCATTTCTTATGTCATATCCCATTTCTCCACTGTTTACCATAGATATATTGACATTCTCATAGGAAGAGTTGCTAGCGGTTTCCCCATAGTTATCGTCGAACTTCATAGTGTTGTAATCTTCGCCATTATTATATCCACCATATAGCTTATATAATATATTGGCTGTATTATCTTGTGGATCGTTCACTTTAGCATATTTCAATTGTTCTTTATACTTGATGAATCTTTCACCAATAGTCTTTTGGGCGGTAGAAAAACGACTACGGAGAAATTCTTCATGTTTGACATCTACGTAATTATATTTTTGAGGTTGATACCAATAATAGTCAGGATCTATCGTAGGCGGAAGATCAAAATCGACATATGCTGGTGAAACTATCTGTTCTAATTCATTTATTGCATCTTTAGTATATATCTTTTTGAAGTTTGGTAAATATGCCCATAGAGATGAATAATTAGATAGTGCAAAATCTCTCAGTATATCTTCTAATTTAACGCCTGGCGCGCCAGTCCAAATCATTTTATATATATCTTTTAAACCATCACTATCTAATCGTTTCTCGAATATAGATCTTATATTATATATATTGTTCTGTGGCGTAGCATTAAATTCAACTTGCTCTAAATATTTAAATAAATCTTTAGCCGCATTAGCCAAAGCATCGTTGGCGGCGCCCGTCAAATGAAAATCTAAGAATATATCCGTCTTATAAGTTGATGCAGTGGCGGTTGTGGTGTCTGTGTATCCGCTAATATCATTGTTGGGATTTTTTATTATTTTTAAAGTATATTGTATTTGACCAAAAAAGTCATGTATAAATTCTTTATAAAAAGCAGCTTCATATTTCCTACTATCCATCTTGAATTCAAAACTACGTTTTATATATTCTTTTATTCGACTATAATCTGTTAATTCAACTACGACATTCATAGCGTCTGGTATATTTGGATCCGTAGCTATCCCTACGCTATCCACAGAGAACCATTGACTAGCGGTTATTGTATTAATAAAATCATTTTTAATACCTATACCATCTAAATAAGCTACGTTTTTATAATTTATACTATTGTCATTATTGACAGCTATGATATTTTGAAAATCGCTAAGCGTGGCTTTGCCCATCTCATCCGTTACAGCAAAAGACAAACGCAGTTTCTCTATGTGGCCGCCAAGGAATTGATGAGTGGCATATTGATAACCATTTATAGGAATACGCGGAATATCATTGCCACCAGTGTTTTCCACGGAAATCAATTTCATTCCATTGCTTAATATATCTAGATCTAAACTATGCGTATGACTAATTCTTACATATATAATATCAGAATATAAATCTTGTATGGCAAATTCCCACCGACCAGAATATTCTTTTTCTAAAGTTTCTAAGTATAATTTAGTATTATCTGCTTCTATTTTATCTTTTGAAGTAGTGGTAGATTCTACTGGTTTTTCTTTTGAAGCTTTTGCGGCCTCTGATATCTTAGCTATTTCGGCTACGGATACGCCAGCCATTTGTTTGCCGACTGGATTGATAGGAATACTATTTTGCCAAACTTCATAGTGCAAATGATTGCCATCTGAGCGACCAGTATTCCCTACGTATCCTATTATAGTATTTCTTTTTACTACTAAACCTTTTTTCATACCATCAGCAAATGAATTCATATGAAAATATTTTGTCATATATCCATCTGCATGTTTGATATTTATTGAATTACCAGCATTACCATTGTTATATTTGACCGAATCAATCACTCCGTCTCCAAACACACAGAATATAGGAGTGTTCTTTTCGGCTGCTATGTCTATGCCATTGTGTTTATGGTCTCCTCTGTCTTCTCCAAATTTTGACGTAAGTTTACCATTGGTAGGATACACTCCGCTATATGTAGACGGATTCTGTGTTTTATTTTGTAATAGGGTAGTGGCGCCATAGTTTTTCTTAGCAGTTTTTAATTGCACACCATATTTGGCTGGAACAAGACTACGACGTAATTCTGTATATGTAAAATATGTCAATTCTATATTTTGACTATGACCAGAATGGCTATATGATGAAAAATCATTTTGTTCTAATATCAACTGACTGCGCTTCATTTCTCCAGCATAGAATTCATAGAATGGCTTACTCTCAAATGGATCATATACAAACTCTTTGGGTCGCATCAATTTATCATATTGAGGATCTCTAATTAATTGATTGGAGCCATCTCTGTCATAATCTTTTACATATCGAACAGAAGACATAAATGGCAAATAGTTAAATAGAGAGAATTGAAGAGATAGCTGTATTATTCTCGGCGATTCTTGCACTGTAGATATTGAATGACTTATATACGTAAGCATAATGTCGCTATCTTTGCCGCGAATGGCCGTTTGCGCATCTATATCTTTTTGAGATACTTGCAGTTGATTCCTAGCTATATCAAGTAGTCTTTCTTGTATGAATTCATTCTCCACTTGTACAAATGGCATAGTTCTCAATTGTGTCATAAGAGGGAGCAATTTATACATTATCTCTTCGTCAACAGAATATCCCAATATTGGATTATCTGTGAAAACTAGATCTAAAGATACAGCAACCTCTCCATATCCAGTGTTTAATTTTACACTATGTTTACTTCTTATTTGTGGTACATCTATTGAGTTTTCTGTCATTTGTATAGATATAGACTGCGGAGGGATAGAGAACCACAGATCATTTATCCTTAGTGCGCCATGATCTTTTTGCGACGTGATGTCTCTAAATTTATCATTATAAGTTCTATATTTGCCAACAAGTGTATCATCTCTAAAATCTTTCTTATCATTTTTATATAGATATGACGAAACATTATTGTACCATTCTATTTCTGTATCGCCAACAAGTTTGATTTTATCTTTGGAATCAGCCATGTATTATCCTATATTCCATTTATTATATTTTTCTTCTTCGTTTAATTGTTTTACGTATCCTTCGTCTACTCTTGTGTTTTTATCTATATAAGTCGTTGTGCTTGCCATGCCCATATCGCTCAAGCCTCTGTTAAGAGAAGCGCCAGATACTCCTTCTGGTAATCTACCTCTTATATTAAATCTTAGTCCTTTTGGACGTGGCTGGGCTACTATTCCAACAGGAGGGTCTATGGCCTGCGCGCCACCAGGAACACCTTTTGGCTGAGATTCTTCTCTTACATCTTGATTTCTCATATTGGTATCTGGAGACTGCATTAACACACCAGCTATTAAACTCGCCGCAGCCAATCCTTGTACTGTGCGATTTTTTAATACCTTAGGTATAACATCTTCTGCTATATCAGCTATGGTATTCATATATTTGCCAGGAACATCATAATTAGTCATGGCCATTTCTATGTTCTTTATCTCTGACGATCTTATTTTGCTACCAAATGGATGTTCCCTCATTGCAGCTTGTAGATCTATAAATTTTTGTTTTGCTTTTGGACCTTTTATGCTTCCAGTAAGATAGTCTACTATTATCTCTGGCACGTCTTGCCCAGATTGTAATATTTTGCCTAATTCTTCTTCTGAGAAATAACTACCGAATACTTGTTGGCCAATCATATCGTCTGTAACTCCAAACTCAGATAGAGAGCGTCTAAATTTCATATCTTTTGCTATAGTTCTCATATTGGCCACTCTATCTTTTATAGGAAGATTCTCGTCAAATATAGACATAATTCTATTTGTGTCTTCCATATTTTGAGCCATTTTTCCACCGATAAAATTTTCTGGTAGATTAGTAAAGAAAGAATTTAGAGCTGCTTTTTTATTGGCAATCATCAAATCATTTCCAGTTAATATGCCTTCGTAGTTATTAAATGGCATTTGATATCTTAAGGCTTTGTTATACGACTGAGATATGCCAGTTTTCTCTGCGTCGGCCGCTTCTCTTAACCATTGTTTCATCGTGGCTGTATCAGATTTCATAATACCTTTATCAGTATAAATAGAAGACATAAATCTATTCATATGTTTGTATTCGTCTATCATCTTCAGTCTAGTTGCGTCATCTGTTATAGATATTAGCTTTACTGGATCCAAGTCTAAATCTATACCAGCCGCCATTCTGCCAGCTTCATTAATATTGATAGCGTTATCAGAGATTTGTGTTTTAAGGAAATCTTTTATTTGACTATCTGCGCCAGCTAGATTAGGATGCATGGATAGTAATCTAGAATTTATTTCTTCAATTGGCAAAAGATGAGAAACAGTCATTCCCTGATGAGCGTACGCCGGCTCTCTACCTATTACATTATAACTCGTCTTAGCTCTTTCGGCAAAACTGCCTTTTATACCCATCCTATTTGTTTCAAATTCATATCTTTTATTTGATACGCCAGTTAATATTTCAGAATGCATCGTATTATAATCTACTCCATATTCGGCAAATAATTTACTAATTTTATCTCTGCCACCAGGGCCTAATTCTCTTTCGTATAAATCTAAGAAATTTTTATTTAGTATACCTTCATTCTGAGCATATGCCTGAGATACAAAACTTTTGCCACTTTTATCTATGCCATACGTGTGAGTAAAAGCATTCGGGTTACCTAATATCTCAGCTACTTGATTAGACAATTCTGCGTAGTCAGCATTAAAAGTCTCGGCATTATCTCCTAATGTGTTATTTATTAATTTACGTATTTTAGATGATATGCCTTTTAAGAGTGGTTCGCCGGCTTCGTCGAAGCGATTCTCGTTCATAGCAAAAGAATAATTACTATCTACAAATGGCAATGGTATAGATTGTTTTTCATTTATTTTTATGAAGAATCTAGTCTGTGCTGACACATTATCTTTGCTTAGTTGTTTGATAGTGAGTTGCCTGGCTTGCTCTATTGCTTCTTGCATATTCTCGCCAAACAGTCTACCCATTACTTTCTCGTCTCTGAGTCTAAAATCATTTATATCAATAGCATAATGATTAGACGATGGATCGCCGAACATAGGTTGAAATGTGTCCAATAGATTATTTAGCGTAGAAGTTTCAAAATTAGATTCTATAAAATCAGCAGCAGAGTTTATTCCCTGCGCGCGAAGACGGTTTGGCTGTATTCTATTAATAGTATGCATTCTATTCATATCGAAACCATAGAAAGATTCTGGCTGTCCAATGGAAGACACATAAGAATAAAAGTTATTATCTGGATTAAAATATGGATTATTTTTTCCTATGGCTGCCGTTTCTAATTCTGATATAAATTTCATATAGCTAGGATCGCCTAATTTATGTTGGCGAAAGTTCATATTGGTTACATTTATATCATTTGGTATAGCATTGTATATATTTTTATATGCTTTTCTCCAAGCTTTAATTTTAGATTTCATTTGTTTTGGCGTAAAACTATTGTTCATTATCTCATTGGCTATAGCTGGATTTTCACTAGCTATGCGATGTACGAACACAGCATTTTTGTTGGCCATTTGACCACTCATAAATGCTTTAGCGGCGCCCCATACTTTACCAGCGCCTTGAGAAAATGGATATTCTATTTCTCCGCCAAATGACATACCAGTAGGAGTAAGAGCTATGTCCTTCATTATAAAATTAACATTTTTATCAAATCCATGTTTGCCGACTTTGTCGGTCATGAAATTGACATTCTTTTTACCAAAGAAACGCTTAAAACTAAATTCTCCTCCACCATAAGTGTCTTTTGTATAATCCTGAATCAGATTAGACATTCCATTATTTTCAGATACTATATCCTGTATTATATCTTGGCGTATTTGATTAATCTGCGTCATATCTTTGCCAAGAGATCTTCTTTTGTTGTAATGAATAAGCTTAAGCTGTATAGATTTATTAGAAGACAGCGGAGAGACAGAATAGTTGGCTTTGCCTACGTGATGCGCCACAAGTGTGTTAACTAAGTTTTCTAATTCGTTAGATATATTAGCCGCACCGCTGTCCATATTTAAACTGAAACCATGCGGAGATCTAATTTTCCTATTCGCCGTTCTAACACTCATTAATATGCCGTCGTCATACATACCTGGCATTGGTATACCATTGGAGCCGAATCCTTTAGCTAAGATAGTATTCCACATCTTATCATCTTTCGCCACCCTATACATATTCAGAGATTCTATATTGGCTATTCCTTGCATAGCTTGCAGTTCTTTACTGGCAAATTTTGTAGGATTTGCGAATCTAGTATTTCTCTGGAATAATTGATTAAATTCATGCGAACCCTGGAACTGATCGTGCCCAACCATTGCATTAAACATAGATTGTTGTTTGGTCGGTGTATTTGGGTTTAAGAATGCTCCGCTGGCTATATCATCTATGCTTTGCATAAATCCAGCTTGGTTAAATCCAGATTTTCTAAATGCCTTATATAGGTTATCTTTAAATACATTAACGTGTTTATTAAATACACTATTCTTTCTTGGTATCAATCTATTATTTTCGTCATATATAATAGGGATCACTGTGTTTAGTTTAGTATCTATCATAGAAAGGTTGCTAGATATCTCTTCTTCGTTGGCTGCAAACCACGTTGTCACATTGCCGATTCTTTTCTTTAGCTCTCTTGGATGCATATTGCTAAATCCAGATAGCTCTTGCTTAATAGTTTTGAGTTGCGCTAGATTATGATCAACGGTAGATATACTAGTTATGTCGTTAAACGATCCAGCTATTACGGATTCTACTTGGCTTCTATCCATATAGCTAGGAACATATTTATTATGTATAGACGAGGATGAGGCGTGCACTATTTGTCCGTTTATAGCTCTATTACCCAAGGATATAGAGTGACCCATCTCACTTTGCAAGGTGATTGTCGCGGCGGCGCCAGTGTTGTTTGGTTTGGCTTGTATATGAAACTTTGTATTAGTTAACTGATTAGCTTTTAATATTATTTCATTTAACTCTTGTGTTTCAGCGGCGGATATTCCAAAAGCACTAAGATTATTTTGTAAATTAAATAATTCGGTTGCATTTGAGGCAGCAGTAAAAATAGGACTTGTCTTAGTAGAAACAAACTTCATATTTTCAAATCCAGTAGACTTTAGATTGTTTACTATTGTCTGCGTAGGTCTGACAGCTTGAGTTACTACAGATTTTGTAGCCTTGGCGAAACCCTGCATTTCCTTAGCGCGTCTGTAGGCTAGTGTCCCAGCAGTACCAGCGGCGGCCCAAAATGATACTGTTCCTAATGTGCCCAATATGCTATTATTTTCTGCCATATTATCTATTATTATTCTTCTTAGTTTTTTGTATAGACTTTTTAGCTTTAACTTTTATTTGTGAAACTATTTCTTCTACTTTAAATGTTTTCATAATCTCCGTCATACATTGATCATATATGTAATCAAAATAGTAATTAAATGGTTCTGAATTTTCCGCAGTTGGAGTAAACTTGATTATGTCGAATGTATTAAATACGGCGTGTATTACTTCGTGTCCAAGAGTGCTTATAATACTTCTGAAATCGTCGCACACTCCTGTGTTTATCCATATTATATTACGATAATATTTTGCATTAGGATTGCTTTTAGGAGTAAATACAAAAGACGAACATAAGCCAAGGTTATATTTCTGCTCTACGTCGCCAACGCATCCCATATCTTTTTTTAATACACTATCATAGTATTCAAAATCTCCAATTATAAGAAGTGTTGGATATCCATATATATCATCTTTTAATAATACATTATAATTTTTCATAAAACAGATTCTCCCTCTTGCAATGGTTCAAATTGATCGCTGTGTATAATAAAAGATATAGCATCGTGTTCATGATTAACGCCTATCTCTACTATTAGCGAATCTTTAGGTAATTTATGACTAAGAATACCATTAAGTAATTTAATTAATAATTTATTTGTCAATATAAATTTACGCAAACGTCTATTTTCATTATCCACTATACTCTCCTCGCTCTCTCATATTATCTCTAAATTTATTTTTTCTACTCTCAGATCCGACAAATGACACACTTGTGGCTCCATTTATAGGGACGGCCATAATTCTAGCGCCACGCATACCTATTTTTTTAAGATAATCCTCTAATGCTTTTTTAGATAATTCTGGACTAGGTGGATTTATTTTATCAAAGTCTCCACTATTAAATATGCGAGTATTATTTATGCCATCTAATATTTGAGCTTGTCTCTCGTCTTCTCTCCATAATCCAAAATCGCGAATATTCTTTCCCATATGATCTACTGTTTTTACTTTTACAGCATTCAAATCTACTCCAGCCGCGTATCCTATGAAGTCTCTATCTGGCATAGATGAAGAGAATCCCATTTGCTGGCTGGTATCTATTTTAGATTGACGCAAGTTTCTCATATGTTCGGCATCTGTAGCAAGAGACATAGCGTCTGCTTTCCATTGTCCAGATAGTATTTGTCCCATTTCTGGCGATACAGAAGACAGCAATTCTTCTCTGGCGCTAGCTGGCGCCCCTATAAATTGCTTAAGAAATCTTTGATCTCTTTGTGGCAACATACCTTCCAATACTTCAGGAGCTTCTAATACAGATGTACCCTGTAGAGTTTTCCTTATTCCAGATCTATAAAAAGCTGCTTCGTCTAATTTACCGTCTTGAGCGGCAGCATCGGCCTGTTCTTGCAGTATGGCGTTTTTACTCTGCTGTAAAGCATCAAAATATGTATTTATACCGTATAATTCTTTTGTTTCTTTAGGCATAAAAGGGTGAAGAGAAAACATATCTATAGTTTTATTATACGCTGGCTTAATAAAATCAGAAAACGGATTTTGCCATAATTTAAATGGTTTATCAAGGACATATCTATCTCTATATTCAGTCAGTGGATCTACGTTGCCAGCAAACTTATGCACTGGAGAGAATGGATAGAGTGATTCTGTCGGAAGCGCGCGCCCAGCTTTTTTCAATGCAAGATAATAAGAACCAATAGCTCCGTCGCCATAATCAAATCTATCGTCATTCCTAACCATCTCTCTTTGTCTCATAGATTCATTATATAGATCTATACCAGCTTGATTAAGTTTACCAGTGGCTATTTGTTCCTCTACTAATCCCTTGTATTTATAATAATTAGGAGACATAGGAGCCACGTCGCCAAGGATGGACAGCCTATGAACAAGCGGATATTCCTCTGGATCGACACCTTCTAGTTCAGGGTGAAGACTTTGATAACCTCTACCCGGCATCCTATATTCACCCATCTTAATTTGACTAAACGGATCTCCAAAAACATAAGGAGTACCCTCCATCCAGGATGGCAATTTATTTCTTATTGGAGCAGATATGTACTCAGTAGAATATTCTCTGTCTGGATTTAAACGGCGATATGCTTCAGTGTTGGATCCGCCACCGCCAATACTTGCATCCCAAAATGCACGTTGAGCAGAGTTAATTCTGCCACTGCTTTCATAGATAGAATTAGGAGTAAGAAATGATTGTCCACCAGTGAGCGCATCGGTAGCCGAGGAGATAACAAAACCTTGTAAGCCGAATACATCTTTAAGAGATTGCATAGCTTCACTAGCGTATGTTTGTAATGCATCTGGTCTTGTTACGTCTGGTAGATAGCCACTCGTCGTTGTGCCGGCGTCTTTACCATCTAGACTACGCGGAACGTTTGGACCATATCTCAACATCTGCGACGGATGAACACCAGCGAGCGCTTCTGGATGCGCAAGGATAGTTGGCTTCCACGCTTCTTTAAGAGGAGCAAATAATTTTTCTACAAATCCGAATCCGTAGTCTGTTGGACCCCAATAAGTATATGGTCTTTCCTCGTCTAATTTCTTATCATAAGCATATGGATCAATCATCCTAGCTAAAAAACCTCTAATAGGATTTTTATAATATTCTTCTGGTGTTCTACCTCTCTTACCCGCGTCGCTCATAGCCCTAACCGTCCAGTGAGGAGCGAAGAATTCTATATCTTCACCCTGAAAACTTGAAGAGCTAGCCTCCCAAAAACGACCGCGTCTTATAGCGACTTTTTCTTTACCAGAATATATAGCGTCTAATTCTTCGGCGCTTTTATTCGATCCTAGAGCACCTGGTATAAATGGCAAGACTAAGGCGGCTCCTATCGCGGCGCCCATAGTTGCATATGCACCTACTCTTCCAAAGTTAGATGCATTGCTTCTTTTAATTATATTCCCTAGCGCGCCACCTTTACTCTGCATAGAAGATATGAAATCAGAGAAAAATTGTGGCGCTGGACCCTTCTCTCCTACTGGCACTCGCTGTATAATATCTGTCAGTTTTCCTAATGTTCCGCCAGCTATAGCTGCGCTCGCTGCAAACGATGAAAGTCCAACTAGCGACGTAGAGCCAGGAGCCTTATCTTCTTGTTTTTTAGTAAGCCATGTCATGCCAGTTATATCTGACGCCGTAGTTATGCCACTGCTTAATTTTTGATATAAATTAGCGGCAACACCTTTAATTCCACTTTTAAATCCTGGTATGCCACTCATTCTTAATAAAGAATCTACTCCTTTGTATGCCATCGTAATACCAGCCAGCTTACTTAGCCCGCGAAGAGAATGACGCTTAAGTAATTCGGCGGCGCCCTTGCCTTCCATAAATTGTCTGCCACCAACACCAAATTGGTTTTGTAGTCCAGCCTTTTTAAACATAGAATAGGCGCGGGAAAATAGCCTGCCATTGCCTATGTTTCTACCGATAGAATTATCTATTCCTTTTCTTAGAAGTTCAAAAGGATCATCTAGTAATTTAACATAGTTTTCTACAGCTACAGTAGACAGAGCTCCAAATTCTTCTTTTATAGCAGAAAAGAAATTCTTACCACCAGACATAAATACGTCTGGACGTCCCATTTTAATACCATGTTGTCCATAAAGAGATCTGCCAAATCTAGGCATGAAGCCTTGTGGCTTGCCAGATGCAAATAAATTTTCTCCCCAATATCCAGGAAATAAATCGGCTTTATTTAGCAATAATATTTTGTTGCCAGCTTCATCAAAGCCATATAGTTTGCCACGTCCAAATAATTGACTCGACGATCTTTCGTACTTCAATCCACGAGCTATAACTTCTGGAGTGAGTTTGCCGCCGGTTAATTTATTCAGATAATTAATATTATTTTTATCTTGTAAAAACTTACCATCTGCGGCGAAATCAACATTGCCAACGCCGACAATACCCCTGCCATATAAAGCAGAAAGAGAAAATGAACGAGGAATTTTAAATAGCATCTCTTCTGATGCTTTTATAGAATTCCATATCATTTCTTTTACAGATGCAGTCTTAGTATATCTATGCACACCAGGATGAGCAAACCAAGGAGTACCTTCTATTTGATACTCTCTAAGATATCTTAAACTATCTCTGCTTCTACCAGTGCCGACGCGAGATAATACTTGATCGACCGTCCAAGCCGCAGTAAGTTTAGCCGTCAATCCTACGGAAGTTTCTAGCAGTCCTTTTTTATAGGATTCTTCTTGCGAACTATATATTTCGCTGGCTAATCTCAATTATACTCTTCGTTTATTTTTTTATTTTCTTCTTCAAAATTAGTAGAACTTTGAGGTCGTTTTTCTATAGTAAACGGCGCGCTAGGTATGTTTCCAGATATAATTAATTCGCCTTGATTAATTAATTTCAACACATCTTCCCAATACATATTTTCTAGTTTGTCTATGTCATATTTAAATATAGACGATATTAAATAGAGTATTCTTTCGTACGCATTAGACAATGCCAACTGTCTTCTATCGTCTATATCTTGCATAAATTTATCTGCACTATTGACTCCAGATACATTTAGGATAGCCGACACCAAAGTTTCAGCGGCGCCAGCATCCATAGTGTCCATCGTAGCTTCCCACGACATGTGAGAATCATCTATTAATCCTTTTTTATATACTACAAATTCAGATCCATATTCTATTAAGCAATCTTCCAATATATCATCTTTTATATCTTCATATAATTTAGGAAAAGCAGTTATCAAAGACTGATAAGAATTATATTCTTTAATAGTTAACGCGCGAAATACAGCTACGTGTTTGTCGTCAAATTTTAGTATATAGATATATTTATGTTCTTTCTTGGCTTTTACCAAGGCGTCCATAATTTATATCCTTGTAATAAGATCTAAAGCTACCGCGTCTGGAAGATAATTGCTCGATACTCTAATTTGATAAGCTAATGTAGGCACTGTTCCAGCTTTAATTGTAAGCTTAAAGTCTGGTGTAATTTTAGGATATAATACACACTTATCAACTATCATCTCGTCTTCCATCTCTGCAAGATTTACATTACCAGAGATACCACCTATTTTCTTAGCTAATTCTTTCATTTCTAAGCGAGTAAGATATCTATAGATGTATGTCTCGTTTTCATCAAAACGCACAGCATATATTTTTCCATACATAGCCTTCCATCTATCTACTTCTTCGTCGGTCAATTTCTCTTCTTCTTTAATAAGATCTAAAAGAGTTCTCTCCTTGGCGGCTGTTGTGTCGACTGCGTCTTTTTTGGCGTTCTCGATAGTCTCTGATTCTAATAAATCAGAATTATTTAAATCTTCTTGCAATTGTTTCATCTCATCTTTAAAACTAGCTTTCTTGTCCATTTTTTACTTCCCTTATATTATGTTATTAATTAAACAAATGTTCTTGCTATAAACTGATATGCTTCGGCTACTGGGGCGGCTGACGTATTTCTTAGCGTAGAATATTTAGTAAAAAATACATCAAAGAATATTTTCTCTTCATAAGATTCTTTAATGGCAGTACCATCTATGGATGGTTTTGAATAACCTAATTTAAAATCTTTAATAATTATCTTTACTGGCCCTTTGGTAAATTCTGGTCTTACCTTATCGTCAAAATCATTTGGTTTAGTCCAAATAGCATCTCTCAAATCTTGTATCTCTTTGTTTGTATTTGAAAATAGTTCGTCTTCTACTTCATATCTAGATAGTAATTCTTTGTTATAATCATCGGATGGTTTAATGGCAGACGATACTATTTCGGGATATGAAGTGGTTGGCTCTTGTTTGCCAGCGCCTATTCCATCTGATCCTTTAGACATAAGAGCATATAAATATCCGTCGAATACATAATTGATGGTCATTGTTCCCATAGCTATAACTCTGCCCTGTGCTATAGTATCAAAGTGTTGCGATTTATATCCATATATAGGATACATAGGTACGTCATACGTGCCCTCTATCTCTATAGCCTCATCAACTAACGCGGCGCCGATATATATCTGACATTGACTGCCAGTAAAATAAACTCTATTATAACGTGGTGTATACATAACTTATAGCCACCTATTTTTAAGTGCTTGGATTTCTTTAGACGCCTTTGTATAATCACTGTCTAGCATTGGTACTCCAGCAAGAACAGAACTTGCTATAAAGTCGGATGCATCTGGAAAAGCAGTATCTACTTTTCTTAAAGGGGATATATGACGCGCTACATAGTTTACAGAATTTTCTGTTATCAAATCCGATACAGACATCACTTGTCCCTCGTTAATAAACTCAGCGCCAAAAATACCAAGACGAGACTTATCACCATATTCATTCTCAAAAGTTATAAATATATCAAGCGGAGGCAATTCATCTATTGTCATAAATTCTAAATTAAGATTTTCACTAGCAGTGCCAAGAGATGTATTAAGTAATTCGTGCAATATCCTTTCGTGTATTACTGTAAAAATAATAGTGCCAGCTATAGTTGCTGTTCCGCGCGTAATACCCTTCGGATATTTCTTCCCCAACGTATTAACAGCTTGTTTATCTCTATATATAGAATAAGAAAGAGTTTGCACTTCGCCTAACTCTTTATATGTTATATCAGCTAAAGACTGAGCATAACTTAATACACTATCTTTCTCCTTGTTAATAGACGACATTTCTTCAGAAGAAGACCTAAGCATTTCTTGCTCATCATATATACCGTCTGTACTAGCTACGTCTATAAGTTGAGTATCATAATGATTATTAATTTTCTTTAAGAATTCTTGATATTCCATGGAGTATGTATGGCTTATTATAGCGAATACTCTTATATCTACTCCAGCGTATGATCCAGAATAATCGGTTGCTTTAGTCGATGATATTACGTTAGTTTTGCCCATTTTTCTCAGCTTAATCTAAAATATTAATATATCAAATAAACGAAAAAACACTTCTTAAGTCAACTAAAAAAAGACCCCCAGCCGATTAAATCAGTAGGGGGTCTAGGTAAATCGATTATATTAAAGTGTATTAGCTGACTTTTATTTGTCCAGCATCTAATACTTTAACCCATTTTGTCATATCTCTAGCAATAAATGTATACTGCTCTTCTATAACTAAGTCGTCAATCGAAACTCCGCCGCCTTCGTTAAGTATTTCTACTCCGATAAACGAACGTTTCATTGCTTGACCTAATTCATTAGAAGCTGAAATATTGATATCAAATGGTAATACTTGATCGGCATACCGGGCTTTTACTTCTTGTCTCTCGTATCCAGCGCCAGCGCCAGCAGTTACTGAAGAGAAATCATTCTCATCGGTTAACTGAGCTTCAAACAATCCGAAGACATCTTCTGGTGTGAGCTTATCATTAAAGTCATATGTGATATCGGTAACATTACCATAGAAATTAGCACCCTTTCCGCCTGAAGTTTCCTCCATGTGCGAAAGAAAAGATTGTCTATCTATAGTAACGAAAACTAAACTACCTGCAATTGCTCTTTTTCCTCTTGCAAAAGCTCTAGGATTTGGCGAGCCACGCATAACATATATTGGACCTTTTTCACGAGTAACAGAATAACTAATAGCCTGGAGAGTACCGACAATAGTATTCCCAATGACACAAGTTATATCGCTACCACTAAAAGAGGTAAACGGTGTACTTTTTGTGTTATTAATGTTTGGTAATGCCATTGATCTATCTCCTTGTTAATTATTTTTGTAAGCCTAAATAGATTGTTAGTCTACGTAGTTCGTTAGCTGTGTAAAGCGTCAACTTTAAGGCTGCTTCGCCGCGTATAGACATTGCTCTAGTTTGTTTTAGTTGAGCCATACCAGCGATCAACCAACCTTTTTCTGGAGCTTGTAGATTGCGAAGTAAACCATTTATTTGATCTTCTAGATGTTGTAATATAACAGCAGAGGTCATCTTGCCAATATACGGTTCGGACACTGCGCGAACTGCATCAACTGTTGCCCATGCTATACGACATACGGCTCGTCTATTATAGTCGGATGTTGTAAGAGCTGCTGTTGGTGCATCGACTACTTTTACTGTTCCTTCTGGAGTAGTTGAAAAAGCGACGTAGTTAGTTGCAACAAGTGAATCTAGATATTTCTTGGCTAATGGGAAAGGAAGTCTTACATTACCCTTAACCTTTTGATTAAGAGGAGACTGATTTGGCTCTAATCCCATCAATACGCCGCTATATACGCCAGCAGATGGCGAAAGATATCCAGTCGAAGTGCCATCGTAAGCAGATGTGACCAATAGAGGAGTAGATATGACGTCGATATATTTTCCAATATCTATAGCCATATTATTTCTATCTAACACCGCTGTACCAGAGAAGTATCCATTAGATGTGCGGAATAGACCTTTTGCTACTCCTAGAGAGCCAGCCATATGCTTATAGCCTAATAAACCAGTTCCACTTCTAACTATAGTTCCATCAGCTGCGTCAACAGTAGGACTAACTCCTAACCAATTTGAAATAGCTGCTTTACTAAAGTTTTGAGGACTCTTCATTGCTATGACACCACTAGCTTCGTTATCATTTGCGCTTAAGCCATCTAGATAAGCGGCCAGTTGATATCCAAAGTTTAATTCTTGATAAGCTATGTCATCTGCGGCTGCAGATACATCTGCAGAAGAAGAACATAGAACTGCTGTGTCAAATGAGTGTGTTTTTTCTAACCAAGCAGCTGCTGCCCAACCATCAATACCTAATTCATACGGAGTAGGAACGGTTGTAGCTGTAAGATCTGCGGCGCTAGTAAATGAATCTTTGAAAGCGAAGTATAATTGTCCATTATATTCAAATTCATAACCTTTGCCAAGATAGGAACCGGACGGCTGAGTATAACCAGCTTGATCTTGTTTCCATTGACCTTCGTTATTAACTACGTTGGCTTCGTTGAAAAATACTCCAGTCGGCACAACCATATCTACTTTAGCTGCTTCTAATTCCCAATATGCACGAGCATAAGCTTGGAATAATTCATTAAGCGAAAGATCTAATCCAGTTGTTTGACCTACGTATTTAACTTTAACTTGTGCTGTTCCAGCCAAGTCAGCATCGGTGACGAAACCAGTCCATGCTACTTCACTAATGACACCACTAGAATAACTTACTTTACTAGAAAGAGTTACTGTATAAGTAGAAGAGGTAAGGGTAACGTGACTAACCACAAAATGACCAGTGTTTCCAGTGCCACCGAGAGCGGCAATTTCCACTACTTGCCCAGCTTTGAAAATAGATGAAGATGTTGTAAATGTTTTTGTAGAAGCAACTGCAGTTACTACTACAGCCGAGCCAATTGCATAATCTGAATCTGTAAAATCCATTATAGCAGCAAATGTAGGCGAAGTAGCGGCTGTTGTGCCACCAATTGTAATTGGAGTTGAAGAACTATTAACCTGTGTTCCGTATACGGTAAACTGACCATTGTCTATATCAGCGACATTGTCATATAGGATAGCGCCAGTCGAAGCATCGTAAATACGAATTACTTCAACGCCACTACTGTCGTTAGTATAGTACAGTTTGTATTTAGTACCAGCAGATTCACTAGAGTCGTTAGTTACTATTGTATAACCATTGACAAAATCTAAAGCTAGCGGTGAACCACCAACTCTATATAAAGCCACATATTGAGCGCCAGATTCAAAAGCTTCAAACATTCCACGCATCAACGTGCCAGTTTTGTCTGAATCTGGATCAAATACTCTTTCTGCTGCTCCAGTGTCTGTTACTAAATAGAGTCTACCCAGTGGACCATCAGGAGCGGTACCTAGGACTACGGTAACTCCGCCAGGAATAGTCTCAAGTATTCTAAGATTGCCGTCATCTTTATTGACGTAAATCCCAGGTAAATTGTTAAATTCACTAAGCATCTGGGAATCTCCTTATTGTGTTAATTAATTAATTAGTTGTTTTTTATTGTGAAGTCTAGTATTATTTCTTCTAACATTTTTTCGTATACTAGTTTAATCTTATATGTTTTTACATAATATCTTAGAGGACAACCATACCAAGCTACATTTCCTCTTTCGTGGAACATATCCTTTTGTCTGCCTTCAAAACGTAGATCTTGCAGACCTTTCATTTTAAACATGTAGCCATATGTTGACATTAAATTTTCAAATTCAAACGCAGCTTTATTAGCATCTGTGTAATTCTTGGACCAAGATGTAAAATCTATTGTATTGTCAAATGGTTTTATATAAACTAGAACTTTATATCCTGGATTAAACTTATCTTCCATTACATTATATAGTATCCACTTTTGACTTTTTCTACCATTATGCTGGCCGGCACCCTGCTCAAGAGACGCATCTGTTCTCATATGTAAAGTGTAGCGAAAAGCATTCTGTTCATCTGGATTAGGAAGAGCATATGTGAAGCTTGGTTGAAAAGAAAAATCTTGAAAACTTTGTGTTTTAGTCTGGTATTCATTTAGGAAGTCATATAAATCGTCGATAAATTCCATTACGTCATATCCAGTCATAGAATCATATTTTTCTTCCATAGGAGTTTCATTGACTGTTGGAGCGATGCTATCTAGCCACTGTGTTATTATCTGCCCTATCTTAGGATCTCTATTTTGTGGTCCGACGAATCTCATATTACTTTTGTTCTTCCACTATACATGTATAATATTGTATTTGACCATTGTCTAAATGTTTTGGATATAATTTTGTAACTACAACTTCTTTTGCGGCGGTCACTGGATTTGTAATCTTACCTTCCGAATTCAATTTTACAAATACCACACAATCATGTTCGTCTACCACATCCTCTTTAGCAAAATACATTACGTCTCTGGTTACTGGTTGCATGCCAGTCTGCGACATCTGCTCATCCATTATCATACGACTAGCCGGCCGATAAAGAACTCTTACTAATTTTTCATCACAGAGATAGCCTTCTCTAGTTGTATTTGGCCCTCTATTATTAGCTTGTCCCTCTTTTGTAACTTTATGTGTCCATGGAGATTTTATTGGCAAACCTTTAGTATCTCTGAGAATTTTTTGTAACACTACTAAGACTCCCCTTGGTCTTTCTTTGCCGTTACCGTATATTATATTTGTTACTTCACCACTTAGATCTATATCTGTGTCTATATCAAAATTTTGTGAAACAATATAAGGTGCAAAATTATCGCTCATCATTAACCTTCCTCATTGTATTCAACTATATCATCCCAGGTCTTAAGCAAGCGCTCTCTAGTTTGATCGTAGGAATTCAACCCTGGATATCCACTGCCGGCTGTCCAAAGTCTGCCTATATCAACGCTTCTATTATTGACACCGCGCATAAAATATCCTGTGGATGATTTTAGATTTATATATTCTTTTATTACATCTTTCCAATGTTTTATTTCATCTAGCAATTTGTTATATAACTGTATCTTGTGTTTATTAGATAGAGTTATATTAAAGTCGCCCAATTGTTTTTTTACAAAATCGCTTAATCCGTATGAAAAATTATTCATCAATAACGTATCTAATGTAAAATATAAAACATATTTCTGTTTGAGCGTATCCATATTTGAAGATTCTATATTGGCTAGATTGCTATCGGCATCCATAGATGCTGTCCATATGGCATAAGAGAGATCAGCGTCTGACATAGATGTCAAGATTGTCCCAGCTTTTAGTCTGAGCATTCTAGTAGAAGAATAGTATGGCGATAGACTTATAAACCACATAAAATCTTGTGGATTACTAAGATATGTTATCGTATCGCTTGTGGATCTGAGCGTAGACGTTAGCCGCAAAGACAATATCTTATTAGCAACGAGTACACCAGAGGAGAAACTTATATCCATCATACCATCTACGACAACAACTGTATAATCAGTGTCTTCTGTAAGCTTATCCACAGGTTCGTCTGACATCGGATCATATACATATATCTTTAATCCCTCAGCCGTGCTACCAGCGTCTAAGTCTTCGCTGAATTCCACCGATATTGTAGATGTGGTTCTTATAATTTTATTACAGTCTGGAAATATACTCAAGAAAGAGAATACACCAGGAGCTAGAGTTTGCTCTATTAAAGAAGAACCTATTATAGTTGTAAGATTAGATGGAGCCGGCAATTCCTCTATGTTTACATCTGCTTCGGCAGTTGTAAAATAGAACACTTTTATCTTTCCTAATAACGAAGCATTTTCGCCAGCTACCGTAGAGGCGACAGATACCATATATCTGGTATTTGGTTGAAGAGGCCTTTTGGGCGTAAATGTAAGTCTACTACCAGAAGCCGTCACAACACCGTCGACAAAACCAGTGACACCATCTTTAAAAAATGTATCTATCTGAAATAAATCATTTGGTTGCAGAATATTTTTAGTCTCTATAACTTTAGCATTATTAGTGGCCACTGTAATAGTAGAATTGTCTATAGAAGAATCATCTATATTTAGATCAAAATCTACATATATAGTAGATGACAAAGCAACGTTTATACTATTATTCGTAGGACTACTAGAAAGCAATACCATTAGTTATTCTCTTGATCTTTAACTTCGTTAAGGGTCTGTGTGTTAGGATCATATTTCAGTTTCTTATCTTCCACTTCTTCAATTTCAAATACTTCTGGATTTATATCTATTCCAACTTTTTTCACAGCATCTATTCTAGCGTTCAATATAGAGAGTACGCCTTTTCTATTTGCATTGGCTACTTCATATTCAACCATTGAGTTCAGCATGTTAATATCATTCATACCAGGAGAGATTATGCCATCTTCTATGACATCAGAGCCGACGGCCTCTTTTACCTTTTGTGCTCCTTTACTGAGTAATTCGGCTGTCTCTTTATTAACTTTTTTCTTTTTTATATCCAGTCTTTTTTCAATTTGTTTTGTCTCTACTGGTCTTTCTACGTTAGGCTGAGATACTTCTTGTGGCGCAAGCAACTTTTCTATTTCTTCTACTGGTATATCAGACTTAATCAACTTTTTCTTTAGACCGCGTACTATTTCATATATATTTTGATTGCCAACAGTAGATAAATCTACTTCCATAGATTTTTTATCTCCACCTAAGTGGAGGCTTCCGTCGACCGTAAACCAGAATGGATTAACTACCACGACTGGTTTCATCTGTAATATTTCTAGTGATAAAGTAGTTTTCATATTAAATTTTCCTTCCCTTATTCCCTTTTAAAAACTAATTACTTAACAGCGTTTACCTTTTTTCTTTTTCTTTGATAACATCTCAACTCCTTTTTGTCGTTGTCGAATTATTAAAAGATGGGGGCGCAAAGCCCCCTATCTTTTTCTATATGCTATCTATTATGTTCTAGAAAGTGTAGTAACATCAGCTACAGTAGCCTGAGCAGGTACTATTAATTCGTTAGCGATAACCTTAACGTTTTTCATTACTGAAATAGCATTGCCTTCGTTAAAAGGAGCAATTGCATAACGTTCACGAATTTTGATCTTAGTGATATCGCGCAATCTATCAGGAATTTCTTCCATGGTAGGCTCTTCGTCAACAATAAGAGCGCCGATGTTATTTGTGTCAACCATATAGATATCAGTCAATTTTGTTGAATGATTATATGGCACAAACGGCGAAACGATAATGTTAAGAGAAAGACCTAAATAATCAGGAAGCTTCATCTTAGCAGTTGGGTTGTTGATTGTTTTAGGATCTGTAGAAGATGTTACTCTTCCTGGACCAGGTCCCATAGCACCCTGAATACCGCGTGACCACGGATATTCTGATTGACCATTTCCAGTCCAACCATTAAACCATGTTCCGCCACCATGATTAAGAGCAAAAGCTCTCATGACTGGATCGGATAAAAACATAGTGTAAGTAAGTGGGTGAACTATAATAGCGTTAGGTGTAAAACCATTTTGTAATACTGTGCCATAAGCTTCGTAAATATCATCGGCAATCAAACCGCCATTAGCAGTTCCATCAAGAGCGCGAGCTCTTGTTTTACCATAGATAGAAGAACCAGGAGTTGTATTATCGTGAGTAACTACGCCAAGACCAGAGAACATAGAGAAGATTTTACTTTCTTTATGACGAGCAAGCGCGCGACCCATAGCTTTAAGATAAATGCCTAACATATCGTACTGACTATATCTCTTCATCTCATCGGTATATTTAATGGCAACGCCACTTTTTCCGATTGTGATGATCTGAGAGCCAGGTCCAAAGTTTAGGCTGTATTCTGGATACTCACCAGCTTCGTTGATATCGTCTGCTGTGATAGCCCCGATAGACGGAAAACTGATTTGCATACCAGGTTTGTAATTAATTCTCTGTAAAAGAGAAGTTCCGATTAACAAAGGCTCAATGGCTTCGCGAACCATCGTTTCGATTGTAATCGGGAAAAATGTAGTGCTGCTTGGATGAGCAAGGGCATCTTCCATCTGTACGTCGAATAAATCGCCGTCTTCTGTTTGATATGCACCGCTTCTCCACACACTAACATAATCCTGAAGCGAAAGTTCTTTCGCATCGTCTTGAAATCTGAATAACTTCTTATCCATTAGTGGAGTCTCCTTGATTATTTAATTTGTTTTAGTGTGACATAATCTTGTACCACAAACGCCCCTCCCCGAAGAGAGGGACATCCATGGAGGGAAGGGATTATATCCATAAATTGATTCTAGCTACCTTTGCGCTTCCAGCACTAGTGATGCCAGCAAGAGAAAGATTGTCTGGTAAACCAGCAGTAGATGTACCAGGAGCTTTGTCTAAAGCTGAGGCACCGCTAATACTTGGAGTCCAAGTTTTTACATAGTCGAGATAATCTTTAGGGAAAGTGGTATCTACGTAGATTACCTTACCTAGAATACGACCATTAGTTTTATTGATATGGTTAATTATTCTGTCAAATTCAGCTTTCAATTCTGCATCTGTAGGATCTGCAGTTGTATAGCTATCTGCATTAGATAGAGCTAAATCTGTGTGAACTACAAAGTTACTATTTTTGTTGAAGGATACGATTGAACCATTATATGGAGTTCCTTCAAATACCGTCATACCAGCCAATACTAAACCAGACGTATCTGCTACTACTGGTACTTCGATGAAGTATCTAGTAAGTACAGATGCACCTTGCTGCATATTGAAGTTGGTATATGTGAAACTATTAGGATTGTTAGCAATATTAGCTGTTAAGCTATTATTTTGCCAGATATCATAAGGTGCAATACCGATTGGTTTGCCTACGTAGGCGCCAGTAGCAACGGTTACTGCTGTTGCAGGATTTGCAGTCTTATAGTTAACGGCACCAGATTTTAGCATAGATGCTACTACAGGTTCGCCAGCAGAAGCAGCGTCGCCAGCCCAGTTCTTTACGCCATTGGAAACGTCAGTTGCGGAATATACTAAGCCGAATGTGCCAGGTGTAGCAACTTCTAAAGCTTTAGCTTGAGCTAAAAGACTAGTAGCTGTTCCATCTACATCCCATGTAGCGGCAAGGGCTGTTTCGATATCTAGAGCTAGACCAGCAGGAACTAGCAATCCATTGTTGTCTACTGCTAATACTTTACCAGTAGAAACAACTTTGTACGCGCCAGTCTTCGAGTCTAATCTTACCAGCGGTAAATAATGAGCTGGTTTGAAATGCTGAGCTGGACGTACACCGGCACTTTTTTCTACGGTAGGAGTAGTTAAGCCAGTGTTTACTTGAGCACGCATGAAAGTCATGTTGTTTTCTCCTTAATTGATTGAGATTGTTTTATTTACTAATCAACATTATTATTGTTGTTTTTGTTGATTTTCTTTTCTAATTTAGAAATTTTATCTTCTTGATCTACCAAGAATTTGTTAGCCATTGCACTATCGCGTCTATATAATTTCTGGAATGTTTTCTGTGTATTAGCTTTCAGCTTGGCAATGTCCTCCGCGGTAATCTCTACACTATCTTCGCCATCTTTATGCGTAAGTATATTCTGTGGCACAACAGGAGGGAGCATATTATCTTTACCTAAGATAATCTTGAAATTTTCAAGTGATGTTTTTAATTGATCTAATGTCTGTGTCTTCAGACTGTCGACCAATTCTTCTTTGGTTTTATTTGGATCTTCTTTGTCCATGAATGACAATAATGAATCAGCATAAAATCCTTTAAGTTCACTATGTGCTTCTGTCACAGCAGAAATAAGAGAATCTTTTTCGGTTTTCCAAACAGCAGCTTCATTCTTATAATTCTCGACCCTAGCGCTTAAATCTTCGACATAATCTTTGCTTAGTTCGGCGATTGCAGATACTCTGTCTTCGTCTGTCATAAATGATAGAACTGAATTAATAGCATCCATTGCGCCTTCTTTTTCTGCAGAGACTATTTTAAGTAACAATTGTAATATTTCTTTCTCATATTCAGTATTTTTATTCTCTGGGCATCCCCAACTGCCAGCCGATAAAGAAAATGAATACGATATTTCATCTTGCGTCTCTACAACTGGTTCTGCTGTCGCAGTTGAGTCTTCCGTAGCCGGCGCAACATTAAATTTTGTAGCTCTTTCATCTAAGAAAGAAATTAACTCAGTCTTTTCATCAGAGTCTTCTTGTGTATTGAGATAACTCTTAGCAGCTTCGATATGAACTAAATCATGAGCAGGAAACATTCTATTTGCTCCAACAAAATCCGTATCTGCCAACTCTGCTATCTGATCTTCTGTAAGTCTATTTTCTTCAGGAATGAAGTCGCATAACTTTACATATAGATCGGCTTCTTTTTTTAGTTTTCTTTTTCCCATCGGTTCTCCAATATTATTTAATGACTGTAAATCTTCGTCATTAGTTGTATAAAATGATATGTTTGTGCTTAAAACTCTAAGAGGATCAGCAACCGTCATTGAATCGTAGGCTGCGGCCATCATTGACATTTCTGCTCTCTCAATTTTATTATCTATAGACGATATCGAATCTTTTAATTCTAATAGAGATGGAATAGTAATTTTCTTGGCTTCCACTATGGTGGCTAAACTATCTGCTGGAGCATTAACGAATGACGATTCTCTATATGTCATATCTCCAAATATATAGAACATTTTACCACTGCCATAATCATGACCGCGCGTATGCTCGCATAAACCGTCTTTCTTTAAGTCTTGAAAACATTCAGAACAATGTAGAGAATTGGTATCGTATCCAACTGATATAGTGTGGTATCTGCCATCTAAAACTTTTTTAATAGCTTCTTCATCGGTAATATTAGCTGAAACTTCCACATAACCCAAACCTTCAAACTTATTATCGTATAGAAATGGCTTAAAGCGTTTAAGATAGGATAATGTTTTCTTATCATGATATGATATATTATTTATTGAATCTATAAATGTTTCTGGTAGGATAGCTGGTGGCGTGGAGACATAATAAGCGTTTTGTATGCGGCCAATAGGATCTGAATCCATATCGTGATTTACTAACCACGGTTTCTTGAATGGGGTCAATAACGTGTCAGCGCCCTTAGCAACCATTTTAGGAGAGTAATAATGATAATGACCAGTCAACCTTCCAGCATGTGTAACTTTAGCTGTGATTTGGAGACCAGTTATAGAATCGGATTCTTTTTCATCTTTCTGTTTGTCCATACTAGACATTATAGAATCAAAAAATTTATTCCTTACATCAGTTGGAACAGAATATTGTTTGATAGATATATGATCGTAGAATGGAACTTTAGCTAATTCACTCATGCGTCTATATCTTCCTTTTCAATTAGTTTTAAAATGTTTCTCTTAACAAAATCTTTTACATCTTCCGTGCTAACTTCTTTGTTTTCCAACATTTCTGTGCCATGATCTACAATTGTGTCTATGTAGAAAAATAAGTTATTACTAATATCGGAATTATTATCCTCCAAATCAATAGAGAATAGCCAGTTTTTCACTTGAATTTTAGTTAAATCGCTATCTTTTATATCGAAATCGTCAATTATCGAAGATAAAAATAATTGTTCTATATCCATAGAAGACTTTCTGCCCGTCGGAGCGCTCTTAGTTCCATGCTGATTTGTAGGAGTGCTTCTATTAGTTGCGTTCTTAGTAGATGAACCAGTTGACATGCCAAGCTTAGCTTTTGCCGTCCAATCAATTTTAGGTTTTTCTACTTTATGTAGGTACATCTTTTGTTGATCTTCTTCTTTATCTAACTTTTTGAACTTAGCGCGTAAACGACTTTCGTCTTCTGATAAATAATTCATGTTATACATAAGTGCGCTATGATTTTCTAATTTAATCATAGATTCAATATCTATTTCGTTAAATTGAAGATGAACTACATTCTCTTCCATCAGACATGTTGGATTATATCTTTCTAATAATAACTCATATATAACCTCGAATTCAAATTGATATTCAAATTCTTTTTGATAATCTTTAACATCATTGATTAATATCTTTGACGCATTGTCTGCTGTTGAGCGATTCATCCCGTCGCCCTCGCCCATATCTATAGCAGACACGCCGGCCGATGTAAAAGCTCTCTTCTTAAAATAATCTAAATACTCCTCGACTGGGACAACATCTTTGGCTTCTAATATATCGAACTTATGACGATGCGTTACTATGATACCGCCACTAGAGGGCATATTATTTATTTTATTAGCCCACAGATCTATTTCTGATGTACCATCTGGATATTGTTCAACTGGCCATTCCTCGCTACCTATGGTAAGTGTAAACAATGGGAAAAGATGTTGATCTACTAATAGTTCCACGCTTTCTTCTATCCTTCTAAGAGAACGTATGTCGTCGACCGCCGGAAGAAGTCCAGGAGCGGCAAAATTGAAACCAGCTCTTCTATTGAATTTGAAATGTATTACATCATTAGCTGGATATTCTTCATATCTGCCATCTGGCATTTGTTGCATATACCATTTAGGATTACCATATTTATCTGTTAATATAGAGACGGTTTCTGCTGGAATACGAAAATAAGCGGCAACTGGTTCCATCTCTTTTTCGCCATTGTATGTGCGCACCAATCTTCTTTTGCCACTAGAAGATCTTTTGTCTCTAGCTTTTTTCCAGAAGCAATTGTGAAATCTTACTAAATCTCCCACAGAATCTTTGATCAACAATTGCATGGGATAATTCTGAGATAGAGATATCTCTTTTAATCTTTGCTCTATATAGGCAATTGTTTTGTTATTATTGCCAGTAAGAGTCCAGCCTTCCTTGTCTGCTAGCGCTCTCTTTTTCTGAATGGTTCTTCTGATAATACCATCGGCATCTTCTGCGGCGCAAATCTCCGATAGATTATACTCTGGAGTTTGGTAGTTGCCCTCAGAATCCCACGATCGACGATATGGAAGAACATGAGATTTTTTATACGTAAGAGTCTTAACTGGTATACTAGATTGTATGTTTGTAGGACTCTTAGTTGGTATAGCAAAGATATTTAAATCTTGCATATTGGTAATAGATTTAACTTTCATATTAAACTCATTTTACTTTATTTATCCATTCGTTAATTTGTTCTTCTGTATAATCCGACAACCCTTCTGCGCTTATACAATTATCAAACGTAAAGAATTTAACTGGCAGAAAATCCAATTCTATTGCATATGGCTCTATAGCTTCTGATATAGACGTGTATCTATTTATTATACTATCATCTATGCGAAGTATATCGTCGCCATTTTCTAATGTGTCGTCAAAATCTATATTTGAATAATATTGTTTAAATTTTGGATCCTTGAGTATATTTAAAGGATCGTTTGAGAAAAAATCGCTTGGCAAAGTATTATCTTTTATGATAACTGGCTTAGATATAGGTTTCGGTTTCGGCTTTGGTTTAGGATCTGTATTTGTTGGCGGATTACCAATTGGCGTCCTATCGTCGGTATCATCGTTGTCAATAGTTATGTCTATGATTGCTTCTAGCCATGGATGAGTGTTGCCATATGCGGTTGCGCAGATAGATTTGCCAATTCTCTTCCATTCGTTAGGATCTATTATGCCTTTGTAATTATTATACGTGGACAATATCTCTTGTGTTAACGAAATCCATCCTGCTATCTTATCTATCTCACTATATAATTTCGTTATACTATCTCCAAAAGTAATATCTTGCCTAATTATTTTATTTAATTCACCTATTAAACCCATTAGCCATGAATATGTATCATCATAATTTTGTTTGAGACCTACATAAAATTCTCTTACTGAGTCGTCCAATTTGGCAGTCTGTAATTCTATAGACGTGAGGTAGCAATCTATTGCAGAGAATACGTTATTTACTATCTTAGATAACATAGCAACAAGCGAATCTGCTACCGCGCCGGTAGCTATAGAGATAGGTATGCTATCAACAGATATGTTTATATTAGAAAATTCTGTTCTAATTAATTTTTTCAATCTAAATGATGACATTTGAAGCAGGTTCAATATAGCTTGGATGTCTGGAACGCATCTCCATTTGCTAGGAGTTAGCTGATCTATTAGGCGGCATATATCTTGAGAGAAATATACACCAGATATCGACAGTCTAAGATTAGCTAAATATCTTAATTCTCCCAATAATCTTTTCCATGTCATATCTATAAATGCTTTGAATGGTTGCATTTTTTTGAAATCTTCATATATACCAAACGAGCGATTTTGGCACGGAACACAGTCTTGGATCCATTTGTCTAATTTATTCTTTTTGTCTTTGTCATATATTTTATTTGTAAGCTTGCCACCATCCGCAGTTTTATCTACTTCTGCAAGTGCACTCTTAACACTATTTATTTCACTGATTCTATTGACTATAAGATTTGACATAAGTAAATCTTCGGCGCCCTTTTCATATATATAGGTTATAAACAAACCTTTTATTTTGCCTATATTATATTTTATAGAAGAGTCTCCACTTGATACTTGGTTAATCTCTGCTATCGTAGATGCCGTGACTAATTCTTTTTCATATATTAATAAATCTAAATAGTCTCCGAATTTTAAACTAGACTTCTGCTCTCCAAATATAGAGTATATAGCCGAAGACAGATCTTTGTCAGACCTAAGCAAATCATATAAAAACAACTCTAATCCACGCATATCCGCTCTCTTTATAAGAACGTCTAGCAATTTTGCATAATCATCTATTATAAAATTCAAATTATCATATATATATAATATCTCATCGGCAGTATCAGAAGCCGAAGAATTACTATCTGGTGGTTCTGGTATAGAAGAATAAGTTATATTATCCGCCGGAGAAACAAATGGTTCCTCTCGTTTTATAGACGGTCTATAAAATAGACGATTTGAATTATCTTTATCTATTGACAAAATCATCGTCTCCAGTATTAATATTATTTTTATTCACATCATATGGTGTAAATTTTAATATAACAGCGAATAACTTACTTATAAATAGTTTCGTTTTACTATGTTTAGCATCTACACTAGGATTCCTATGTGTTATTGCCTTGGTATAGCTACTGTTATCTACTATAAACTGTTCGCCTTCTCTAAAGTCTTTGTCCTCTGGTAATGCTTTCCACAGTGAAATAGATGGAGTTTTTAATGCTTTAGCTGTGGCGCTAGGTACCGCGCCTTGTCCAGTATGGAAGTGGTTTTTAGCTTCCTGTGTCAATAAATCCAGTTTAATATTCGTCTCGTCTATATTGGATCTGAATTGATCTCTCATAGTCGAAGCCCAATTTTGCAAGTCACTTCTATGCGCAAACTCAGTTGCTATAAAAGGATATAGCATAATATATAATTGTATTAATTGATCCTTGGCAATTTCCGTAGCCGTTATGTTTATCTGACCAAATTTTGTCGGGTCGGTGGCAATAGAAGGATTCCAAATACCTATACTTTTTACATCTCTCATTAAGAGATCCTTATAAAAAATTCATTGTGAAACGCCAAGGATTTATATTCTGAATATAGGGCAAGCGTTTCTATTTCTGCACTAAGATTGGGTCCTATAGAACACGATGAACTGCCAGATAGTAAAACTGGTGTGCTGGGTTGATCAAGTAAATCCGTAGCTTCTCCGTTGACAGTTATCAATAGATCTTTTGTACTAGATACAGATATGCCAATTATATATTCCTGATTATAATCGACCAATGAATAGTCTGAGACAACCGTCGACCCACCTATAGTAACATATAATTTTCTATCTGCATTCATACCAAACGTCATATTTCCATTTGTGAATATAACATTATTGCTCTTCTCATCAAAAATACCACGGAGGAATAGGGATAAATTATTGCTACTTGTTATAGAGAAGCTTATTGAATCTGTGTCATTTTGGAAATAAGCTATTCCATTACCCTTTATAATATCAGAGTTGGATACAGTAGCATTAACCACTCCAACAGAGCTGGCGGCAACCAAACTTCCTTTGCTTTCTTTAAACAAATAATAAGCCAAAATATTTGATATACTAATATCGCTATATATATATCCTATGTCAAGTGAGAAAGAATTAAAATCGATTCCAATATTGGTTCCAGAATTGGTTTTTATAGTCATCTTTACTGTTTCGCCAGGATACAACTCTGTCAAGATAGGTTCAATAGTTTTGTCGTATTCTATACCATCGGCTAAATCTGCATCTGTAACGATCGTATATATATCGGTTATAGCAGACTTAAGATTATATTCGACTGGTATAGAACCAGCAGATATTTCTATGTTGCATAATATCTTGTTAGATATATTTTTTAATAGAAACACAGTGCTGCTAATCCCAGAATTATTCATTATAATAGGAGCCATATCACTTTCTGTGATTAATACCAAATCTTTATTTTCTATTGATTCATAGTATAATTGTAGCATAATTTTACCTTAAAATTTTGATCGATTATATCTTTTATGTGTAGTGTTTGGACGAGATATGGATATCATGTTTGGCTGTGTTCTTCTCTCTATATTGCCACCGCGGCTAGCAAATCCTTTATAGTGGGCGTCTTCATATTCTTGTTTTTCCTTGTCTTTATCTCTTTGCAACGCTCTGTCTACTTCTCTTTGTGCTGCATTGTCAAATGGGGAGATAGATGCTGTTTTCTGCATAGAATATGGTTGTCCATATGACATATTATTTGCTATTCTGGGTTTAACCAAAGACGAATATTCCATATGAAATCCTAGCAAGGCTAGCATAAGAGCGTCTAGTGCGTGATCACCGTATCGTTTGTCGCTTGCATAGACAGGGGCGCCTCTTTGTGTTATATGATCTATTTTATATCCTTCTAGTTGTTTTATTAACATATAGTCTTGGTCTGATATGTCTATTTGTAGATTTTCAAATACTCTAACAGAATTATTAACCAAATATGGTTTAGCCTGTTTCTTAACTTTCTGCTTTGTAAACGGATCTCTTATCTCAAAATTGCTCGAAAAGTTAACCCCTTTAATCTTTGTCAAATTTCTATCTATGCTTCCGACACTAGCGTAACCACCGTCTCTATGTAACAGTTCTATTGCCGCGCTACCATGACCTTCGTCTACATACATGACTACTGGTTTCCACAATCTATTCATTTGTTTTACTTTTTCTATTGCTCCCAACTGTTGCCATCCCTCTATGGAAACGGACTCTTTGGCGAACACCTTATATCTTTGTTCTTTGGGATGATATCCTACCACACATATCTGAGTACCATTTTCCACGTCGTTCCAGTCTACGCCCAATCCATAAAACCATTCTGGATCATAGGTAAGATCACTGTAGTCATATTTTTTTATAGCCGCATCAATAAATTGTCTTTGGAATACTCCCTCTCCATCCGAACTAAAACAATTGAATATTCTTATGCCATTTGCCAATAGATATGAATGATCGATTGAGTCAACGGAAAGGTTATATACAGCATCTGTTCTGATAAAAGTCTTATTTACAATTTCTATAAATAAACATGAAGGATTTGACTGATCTAATCTTTTATTTAACCATACATCAAATTTTTCGCAATTATCTGTTTTATACAATCTTTTGACTATTTTTTGTTTTTTAGCATGGTCAATCATATGTTTTGGAGTATTAAGTATTTTAGAAATAGCAGATGATCCATATTGTATGGATAATTTATTTATTATATCAAAAGATTTTTGCTTAACACTTAATTTA